TGTCGCCATACATCAATTCCTTTACTTAAATTTATTTATGAATTCCATTCCATTGCTTCTGCAACGGCAGGAAACTGTTCGCAGAAAATTTCTTTTGCACCTAGAGCAATATCCATATGCTCCTTCTGCGTACCATTAGCAGAACGCAAATCGATATAATGGATCCATGACCTTACAGAACCGGTCATGTAGATTCTTGTGGGACAGGCGAGTGGAAGCACAAACCGGGCACACTCCTTTGCGATCGATGCGTCAAGCATCTCCTGATAGAGTTTCATTCCTTCTTCAAAGTGCCGTTGCATTTTGATTTGGAATTCCTGGCGGACAAACGGGTCAAAATCATCAATAGAATTCTGACGATTCTTGGTGTCTTGCCTGCGTAGTTCAGGTAGAGGGATCGTCTCCGCGAGTAGGGAACTATCAGCATAGCGTTGTGAAAATTCTTGATATGTGAAACTACGGTGCCTCAAAATTTGAGCTGCCAGACCCCTAGTAGTATTAATCTCAAGAGTCATAAACGCCTGTTCAAAGACGCTCCAGTGCCCATGCTTGACGCAATACTTAAGAAGACCAGCAACCTTAGGATTATCTTGGTTAGATGGGTTGCTCACCCGTGCCACATACCCCATGTGTGCTTCAGCATCTGGGGTAGCAGAGATTAATTTTACATCACCCATGTTTATCAAATAAAATACGAGAAATCATCCAAAGAGCGAACGCCTTTAGATATCCAATTGTAGCAAGACCAAATAGTCCTGGCATCAACCAGTTCCATAATAGCATAAGAATGGCAGGTTTGACAAATACTCCAATCATTGCACCAACAGCAGCAGCATTCTTTATATTTTCAGCGTGCTGTTGCTCTTCCTGCTGATTAGCATATGTATTCATTTTTTCTTGTCCTTTTTCAAAGATGGATCGTTCCATAATTTCGGATTCATTTTACCTTCAGATTGCTTCATTGTAATGAAGTCATTTCTATATAGATCCCAATAATAATCAAAGATCTCTACTTGTTTTTTGCCAATAACAAGATCGTATTTGATCTCACCATCCATCTTATATGTTACGAGATAAGCAGTATATGGGAGTGAACTATCATTAGCATCTTCTAGAGTACACTCCTTCTTAATAATTTTCAAGAACGATTACCCCACTCGATCGCGGGAAATGCCTCTGAAATAACAGCCTTTGTAATTCTCTTGTACTTGCCATTTAGATTTCCATCTTTTACAAGACAAAGTAGTTCTGCTTCCTCTCCTGCCAAACCCTCTAGCAGTTGTACAAACATAGACTCCCTCTTAAGTCCAGGAAGTTTGTCGGCACCACCTTTAACGAAACGATATAACCCCCTGTACTCCTGCTCTAGACGGGTGTGATCCGTTCCTACAGGTGCATCGTTGGGAGTGTATGGGACATCCCCTTCAGGGAGCATAGAGATCACGCTCTCGTCAAAATTCCAAATCAATAGCTGACGAAGAGCGGGTGTGTTATGTTTTCTAAGGAGATCGACTTTCTCCTTTTTGGTTTTTGCATTAGAGACCTTGCGTAAGATCTCACTAATAAGCAACCTAGAGTTGCTGTTTTCAATTGATGTTGTAGGCATAATTAACTCCTGAATTCATTCTTCATCGTCCTCAGACAGATGTTCATCCCAAATTGATGGTGGTCTAACATAAATCAACTCATCATGAATCATATTACCATCATCATCAAACATTTCTGGGTGTGTAACTGATTTAGCATAAGCAGCGTTTTCGATATAATCTTCAACGTATCCCTTTGCCAACCAAGAAACGGTAATTCCTATAAAGAAAGCACCGATTGTAACTAAAACAACTAATGCTGTTAACATGGTTTCCCTCCGTTTGTGTGTATCTATAATATTGGAAACCGTACTCCTAAATTTGAACTAAAATTATTTAGGATTAAATCAGTTTGTTTTCTTGAAGATAATGCAGAGTGTCCTTACACCCTCCAATATGCTTATTATCTATAGAAACTTGAGGGAATGTTGCGCCTTCACCAAACTCAGCATAAAACTGTTGTTTGGTAAAATCTTTCTCAAACTTGTACTCCAAATATCCAATATCAAGGTTCTCAAAAAGTTGACGAACTCTTTCACACCATTGACAATTATCCTTTGAATAAAAAACAACTTTCATTTTAAATTATATGAAATGAGAATAAAAAAGGGAACCCGAAGGTTCCCCTTAGTGTTATCTATGCAAGGATCAGAAGGAATACTTCAGACCCAGTTTAGCACCATAGCCGCGGTCGATGTCCTCATCGCCACTACCAACGAAGGATACTTCTCCATATGCACCGAGTGCATCTGTCACAGCAACGCCAACACCTGCCTTACCAGAAGGGACGGTATCAGTCTCACCGCCGTCAGGACTGGCCAGAGTAGCACCACCCTGAACATAGTAGGAAGCAGACTCGCCCAGAGCGCCTTCGTAGCCAACGTGAAGATCTGTGGCGGCACCAGAATACTCCGAGCCAGTCCAACCAGCATTGGTTTCTACGTTAACGTATGGACCTGCAACAGCAGCACCAGCAGAGACAGACAGAGCAGCAGTTGCTGCGAATACAGTTTTGATCATTTGTTAATACCTTTTTTACTTGCGGAATGAATACCCGCAGATGAAAGCAATCTCGACTTGATTGCGTTCCGTATATTATACCACACTCTTTACTGCAGGTCAAGTGTGACAGAATGTAACGGTCTCAGTATTTATACACATAAAGATTTCAAGATATCACTCAGATGTTTCGGATATCCGTTATTCTGTTTCTAATTGTTTCCGTTCTAATGCTTTCTTCGCTTGTCTCTTAAGCATCTTGACATATAAAAGTTCACTTTCAGTATAGTGACTGGGATTACTTTTTGCTATTTTAAGGATCTTTTTTGCTCCTTTGATGGTGTCTTTGTATCTCATTTAATTTCTCCTGTTCCTTTCGTGACTCGACTAACAACTTACCTACGCTTATGCTTCCCTCGTAATATGAATCTGGGTCTATCTGTATATCAATAACGTCATCCAAATCGACAATTGAATCAAAAACTAAATCTCCATCGCCAACAAGTTCTCTCAACTCATCAGACAATTGATCGTTTGGTATCTTTGGTAGTTCCATATAATTATTTAGACAAAAAAAGAGGGTCCGAAGACCCCCAGTATATCTTGAAAAACCTTATAGGTCAATTTTTTGCCGGAGTTTTTTTTTCGACTTCCGGAGAAATCAAAGTGCATTTCCTCTAGGCAGAACCTCTTCAGGGAACACGAAGTTCTCATGAGGTTGGTCAACTGGTGCCATCCAGGCACGAAGTCCTTCATTCAATAGGATGTTCTTGGTGTAGAAGGTCTCAAACTCCGGATCTTCTGCTGCACGAATTTCTTGAGATACAAAGTCGTAAGCACGTAGATTAAGAGCGAGTCCAATAATACCGATAGAACTTGTCCAGAGACCCATGACGGGAACGAAGAGCATAAAGAAATGCAACCAACGCTTATTACTAAAAGCAATACCGAAGATCTGTGACCAGAAACGGTTCGCAGTAACCATCGAGTAAGTCTCCTCCTCTTGCGTAGAGTCGAAAGCCTTGAAAGTGTTTGCTTGATCCCCATCTTCATAGAGTGTGTTTTCAACAGTGACTCCGTGAATAGCAGATAGCAATGCTCCACCCAAGATACCTGCAACACCCATCATATGAAATGGGTTCAGAGTCCAGTTGTGGAATCCTTGAAGGAAGAGGAGGAATCGGAAGATTGCTGAGACCCCAAAAGATGGAGCGAAAAACCAACTCGATTGACCCAGAGGGTAGATGAGAAAGACGCTAACAAAAACAGCGATAGGACCAGAGAACGCAATAGCATTGTAGGGTCGGATACCGATAAGACGTGCCAGTTCAAACTGGCGAAGCATGAATCCAATCAGAGCGAAAGCGCCGTGGAGCGCCACAAAAGCCCAGAGTCCCCCAAGTTGACACCACCTGACGAAATCCCCTTGAGCCTCAGGACCCCAGAGAAGCAGAAGAGAATGACCCATAGAATCTGCTGGAGTAGAAACTGCCGCAGTAAGAAAGTTTGCACCCTCCAGATAGGAACTTGCCAACCCGTGAGTATACCAACTCGTGACGAAAGCAGTCCCAGTAAGCCA